CGAAAGTTCGTGGTGACTTAGATGTCTCCATTGACCTAGCGGAAGCTCACAAGACGCTGAAGATGTTTAACGCCGTGGAGAAGGTGATCGACTATACGCGGACATTCAGAAGGCGGTTTGGCGTCCTTAAAGTGGCCTCTAACCTTTGGTTAGAGTACACCTACGGCGTTAAGCCCCTCCTGAGTACCGTCTATGGCGCCGCAGATGAGAATCTGCGGACTGTCATAAATCGGTCACAGCGCTACTCTGCTCGTGCTAGTAGGACGATTCGGATGGAACGCGTCGTAATCAATACGATCTGGGGCCCTGTTTCCTACCCAATTGTTGGCGGGTACTTTAAGTACTCGACGACTCTTGGGGTGGATCTAAGGACCGATCAATTTGATTTGGGGCGCTGGTCATCCCTCAATCCTGTTAGTATCGCCTGGGAACTGACACCGTTTTCGTTTGTAGTAGATTGGTTCCTTAACGTAGGTGGTTACCTACGGAATATGGAAACGTATCTGCTATATGCGAATAAGTTTCGTTCTGGCTACAGGACAAACTTGAGTGTTAGCGAGCATCAAGGGCTAATTGTTGACAAACTGGTCTCGCCGGCTGAAACTCATTTCAGTCAGCACCGGTGTACTGTAAAGCACACCGATATCCAGAGGTCAATTCTTAGCTCTTATCCCGCTCCGTCCTTACCCTCGCTCAAGGCGGATTTGGGTTCGTCTCGTCTCACCTCCGCTGCGGCTTTATTGTCGCAGTTGTTGGGAAGACGTTAATCGGCATTCTGCCGGAACTTCAGCAGTAGTGATACTGTTGTCTACCTGGAGACCATTTTGGCCTCAAATATCGTCCTTGCGGACGCGCTGGCGACCCCAGTAAACCACACCTTCGTTCCGATCGGCCGTGACGCGGCGGGGACGTTTTGGTTCGAAGATCAATCTCAAGCCAATGCTATTGGCTTTTGGAAGATCTCTGTCGAACTGAAGCGTCCTCCGCCTCCCGTCGCTGGTCAGAGCTCGGCGGAGCGTACGTTTCGTGTGAAAATCGGTCTGCACGAGCCGGTTCTTGAGACACTGTCGAATTCGACTGTGTCCGGGATCCTGCCCGCGCCGATGGTTTCCTACACGCCGCGTACCTTCATCGAGTTCGTGATGCCTGAGCGTGCCTCCCTGCAGAACCGTAAGGATCTGCGTAAGATGGCTGCCAACTTGCTCGCCGAGGCGCAGGTAACTGCGTCCGTCGAACAGTTGACGTACATCTCTTAATCTACTCAGGAGAATAGATTATGAGGAAGGCGCAGTGCTCTGTGAGCACCGAGCTTCGAGTGATTGAAGCTTTGCGTACGTCTCTCGTGCCGATGGTCAGTTTTGATGACTGGTTTGCTTATGCAAACTTTGACATCGACCCTGATCGTTACAACTCGCGAGAAGCGTTTATTCGGGATTACACCTATGTCTCCTTTCTGCGCAAGTGGAAAGGTTTAAAAGACAAAAGAATAAACCCTGAGTGGACCGCTTTCTCCTCTTGGCTTGACGCTGAGAAGCTTTGCTTTCGAACAAATAGACGTTTAGAGTCTGAAGCCTCCACTGGAATTTATTCCGTGGCGCCTAGCACCATTATCGGTGCGCAGCGTAAAATTGCCCAGATCCTCGGACGTCTAGATTACGATCGTATCGCTGAGTTGTGCCGGTTTGGCGGCGGAGCTACCACTGATTTAAAACGTGGTAGCTCCCATGCCAAGAAAAGCCTCAGACCGTCCATTACCTTCGATGCGATACCGGCAGCCTGTCGCGTGCTTGCACGCGACGACTACTTAGGGTCGCTCGTCGGTCCCTTCAAGACTCTAAAAGTTCTTGAAGCAAACCGTATGGTAATGGTGCCAAAGACTGTTAAGACCCATCGCCCTATAGCGGCCGAACCCACGCTGAATAGCTTTATTCAGCAAGGAATTGGTCGTTATATACGCGAGAAGTTGCAACGGTTCGGCGTTAACCTGAATGACCAGACGATCAATCAGGTTTACGCTAGCAAGGCGCAAGATAGTGGTTTCTCTACCATTGACTTGAGCAGTGCTAGCGATACGCTTTGCACCAACCTTGTTAAGCTTCTCTTACCACGTGAGTGGTATGAGTTGCTTGACTCGGTCCGTTGCAAAAAGACGAGATATAAAGGTAAGACCTTTGTTCTCTCGAAGTTCTCTAGTATGGGCAATGCCTTTACTTTCGAATTAGAGAGCATGATATTCTATGCCCTAGTCTCCGAAGTTTGTACCGGCGGTGTTTCCTCAGTTTACGGCGATGACATTGTGGTCAAAGACTCTGATTATCAGCACACGTTGGAGATTCTAACATGGGCTGGCTTCAAAATCAATGAACTCAAGTCATATACTGCTGGCAGTCATTTTTATGAGTCTTGCGGCAAGCATTACTTTGATGGTGCGGAGGTTACTCCGTGCTACCAGAAAGATGTTTGCTCTCAACCTCATGATTATGTTCGCCTACATAATCGTCTTGTCCGCGCTAGTGTACGACTTAATCTCAGAAGTGAGTTTAAGGTCGCAATACAGCTAGTTCGAGACGATTGCCGTGTTCGCTATGGTAAGAGATGTCCAGGCGTTGGTCCCCTTGTTGAGTATGATGAATACTATATCAAGGAGGACTTTGTTTGGACAGACCCTCTAGCGGATCGTATTCAGATACTTAGTGCTGTCACCGTCCCGGTGATTCACCGACGCGGTAGCTTTGGCTACCACGTCGCGTATCTGGGTCGAAAGCTGAGGTGCCCTTCATTTCAGTCCCCAGACCCACAAGGTCAGGTCGCTGAAACTAAAGGGTCAAAGCTTCTTGTTTACAAGAAGTACCATTGGCGTAGCGCGGGGGTTTCCCCCTAGCTACCGCTGAGACCCCCCGACCGGGG